GATCAGCAACGCAGTAAGCGTCTGCGAGCTTTTTACAAAATCCGCCGCCGTAACGACGCATCGTTTCCACAAAAATGTAATGGTCGTCTGGAGTCATGTTTCTGAAAGATAAAAGAAGCACAGCTTTTGCGCTGTACGATTACATTGTACTACATGCTCGACGCATTGTCAAGCATTTATTTGTCGTCATCAAATTTGTAATTCTGAAGCCCTGTCTCAATGGATCGGCGCAAAGTGGAAATTGCATTTTCAACTGCAGAAATTCTTCTTAGCACAGCAAATAAAAAGTCAGGGCTCAGAACATCTTGGTCTTTTAGTTTTTCATTCGTTGTAAAACGATGCGAGCAAGTTTGACACACGCATCTGCGAGCAACAAAATTAATTTGCGGTCGCGACTCAATAACCCTTCTTTTCGTACTGCCACACTGCGGGCAAGGTATACCCAAAAAAGAAATTTCATCTTGTTTCATGCCAAATAAATCTTCCCATCATCATCAATGAGAGCAGTAAATTCAGGCTGAGACTGTGCGGCGTCAGTAAGAATTTGTGAAACCTCAGAACTCCAGTCGCCATCCCAAAATCCTGCACCGTGACGATTCCTAGTAAGTATGTAATCATATTCGGTTTGATTTGGGGCGGGTTGATGAAGATCGTAAAAATCATCAATGCAATCCCATCCATCGCCAATTTTTTCTGTAATTTTCTCTTCTACTATTGAAAGAAATTGCTGATACTCGCTATAAAGCTTTTTCAGTGACTCTTCCTCAAAGTCCTTGATGAAGTAATTTGCATCAAGAGGAATGCCATAATGGTCGTGATCTAAAAATAAAATAGTTTCAGCGAGTGCAATCAGAGTTGGATTCATTTCCATGATTGATTCTCAGTAAACATTACCCAGCTTGAATTCATTGAGCGCAGACTGAGCAAGCTCGACGGCGACAAATGAAATAATCTCATTCTTTTTCTCAAAAACGAAATGCCTGTCTTCTGAGTATTTGGCCCAAAACAATGGGTACCAGAGATGAATGAAAGTAGTTGCGCGAGAAACAGCGCTGGGCATGTAATCAAAATCGCCCTCTTGAGATTCTGCGTAAATCACGCACAAATCTTTCAAAAGCTGATTAAACGTGCGCCCATCGTGATTCTCAACAAACAGCAATAAATGCTGAATGTCTTGCATGTGTCTGAGTTTCATGAATCCACTGAAAAAGAAAAAGACCACTCTAGGCTGAGCGGTCTTTGTATTGTAGCGCGTTACTCGTTACTTGTCAAGTATTTATTTCTTGAGCTTTATCACAAATATCTTTGTATGTGACAGCACGCATGTCGTCGTCAAATCCCTCTGCTTCAAGAATTTTCTCTCGCAGCTCAGAAAGAAGCTCGACGTGTTTCATGATTACATCAGCCTTGAAGGCAAGTGCTGAGTAAATCTCTCGACTAACCCACGGCGCAAAAAATGCAGAAATCTGCGCCCTTCTCTTTTCTTTTTTCAGTGTTTCAACGCAATGCTCCATCTGCATAAACAAGCCCTGCATCAAAGCATTGAGCTCGTGCAAATACAATTCAGACTGCAGTTTCATGATTAGTTCAGAAATTGATTAGCTTTTCCGTTGAAAACCAGATCCAGCACGACACCGAAACTAGCGGGAGTAACAGAATAATCGTACCTCCCAAAACCCTTAGTAATAAAATAAAACTTTGACGTAGCTCGTGCAATTTTGCTTTGAATTTCGCCCAAGCGATCATTTTTGAGAAAGCGCATCATGTGAACTTCAGCGACAGAAAGCTCATACTCTGATTCGTCCTGTCTGTACTTTTCATAAAGCTTGCAGTACATAGGAAGAAAGTGACTGCCGAGCTCAGAAATAATCCAGAGGCGTGTATCGCCTGGGCGCATTTTATTTAGCAGTTTTTTGTCGTGCACTGCAATGTCACAAAAGTTGTGCTTTACAACGCTTTCAGCTTCGTAGCACATCCATTCATGCAACGTTAAATTACGCAGATTGCGTTTAACACTTTCTTGCCTTGAAATAATCTGCATGTAGTGCTGAGTTGAAGAACAAGGGCAGTGTAGCACTTTACAAGTTCCACGTCAAGCATTTATTTTGCGCGAGGTGAATCAAATAAATGTTACATCAAGGTCGGGATAAATTCTTTTGTTTGAAAGTCTAGAGACAATTTTCCTTGCCTCTGCATAAGGTAAAAAAACTTCTGTTGCAACGTATCCAGAATTTGAATATGGCGACACCCATTTAGCAACATTGTTTGCAACATAAATTCTTGGAAACTCGCTAAAGCTTCCAATCCAGATGCAGCCCTCGTCTACTGGGGTCTGCGAATTAAATCTCGTGCGCACGAAAGGAAGAAATGCACCCTCAGGCAAAGCGCTCTGATCGTAATTTGTATAAACTCCACCCCACCCACGCATCTGAAGTTGAAAGTATCTGTCAGTAAACAACCCTGCAATCTCAAATTCTTTCATCGCATTGTTTTCAATCTCTTCAAGCGACTCGTAAATATCCTTGAATCTTGTCGTATAGCTTTTATTGTTCGACAACGCTTCTCTGCATAGATGCAATCTCTTTTTCACCTGACTCGCCGTTATTAAAAGCTCGCCGCGTTCTGAGTATTTCGCACAAAATCTCTTCGCTACTTTTTGCGTCATACCTTTCGACTTCACTCATGATTGGGCGCTTTGTCACAATAAAGCCTTTCAGATATTGATGCAGCTCCCAGCAGTAATCTTCTACTTGCAAATTCCACAACCACTCAAGTATCTCAAATGATCTCCTTCCGCACCAATACCAATAAGTTCTAAACTTTTCAGCATCTTCTTTCTTAGACATACATGCGACGTAAAAAGTCTCTTGACATAAAAATTCTTTTACTTCTGGCGCCCCAATGCGAGTTATGTAGTAATAATTCCACCAACGATACTTGAGTTTTACGTGCGTTTTCAAAACTTGAAAGTAAAATCTACGACGCATGACATACAGAGCTTTTTGCTTCCATTGAATTGAAGCGCATCTTTTTATTTTCTCTCGCTGAAATGAATGCCCCTGGGGGCGCAGCAAAATCCCGTGCTTGAACGCTGACTTCGTAGCCTTAGGCACAAATTTCTTGCTCTCACGCAAGATTGTACGTTAGGATCGTCGCAAGCTTTAGGAGCTTCATGTCGTGCTTCCCTTCTTCTTCTGCGTGATTCTGCCCAACGAGACGGGCGATGAGCAAATCATTTCTGGTCGTCTCATGCAACGAACCATCTCAGAAGCGATCAGGGCGGTGGAGGAGCTTTATCCGAGTGCGCTAGAAATCAGGGTCTACAAACAAAAAGCTCTGCAGCCGCTTTGAAATTCCCCGCCAGCGACGAAGAAAAAATGCTCGTGCATCAAGCCATGCGCGAGCTGAAACAATCTCTTGCAAAATCAGCACAACTCGCTGAGCGCTTAATTTATTTGCTTGACGATAACTTTTTAGCCATCACTGCTGAATACAGAAAAGAGCTTTTTCCGAGCATGGACAAAATCAGCAATGCGCTATGGCAATTAAACATTCGCTTTTTTAGAACACTGACGCAGAAGGAAAGAATCATTGCAAGCGAAAACGAAGCTGAGTAAATCGCAAATGACGTTGATCCGCTGACTTGTATTGACAGGTGAAGCTCAATACCTTACTCTTAAGGAGTTCCATGCAAAACCCAGCCATGTTCAGACGCAACAGACTTCGCTTCAAGCCCGGAGACGTTGTATATGCTCGCTTCCATGGGGAGGAGGAGTTTGAAATTGTTGAAGAAGTAATTTGTGATTCTTTTCTTCCGCATTTCAAATGTAAAACTTGGGGCGGACAAAGGTATGACTACTGGGTGTTTCCTCAAATTCATCTCGCTTCTACATCAATTCAATTGATAACAAAAGAAGCAAATCGCAAACAACTCAAACTCATCTGATCAGAAAAATGGCAACTTTTCTTTCTCGCAGGGAAGCTCAGGAACGCGCGCGTCAAGAAAAAGAACAGCGTCGGCAAAACAAACTACGTCATAAAGATTTGATGTGGGCAGCCAAGCGTCGCTATCTTGACGATAACGAATGGTATGAATTATTTGTTCTCGATCGCACATTTGGGCAATGGGGGCCAGAACAAGCGGAATATGAATTTGGAGTTCTTTCAGAATTGCGTGATTTTTTTAAGCGTCATGCAGTTGGAAGCAAATGTCCGCACATGAACGCTTTAGAGAAGCATTTAGCGCTGCACGCAGAAAAAGAAAGTACAGAGGCGAAGCAAAAAAGCAAGAAACTGGTGAAGGCATGACGCTTTGTACTACTGGCACAAGTACACCTTAAGTACAAAATGCACATGACAGAGGCACTTGTAAAGTCCCTAGCGCGTGCAGTGCATCTCAGAAACAGCATTGTCACGCGACGGGATGAGCACAAAAAGCGTGTTCAAGAACTAACGCAAAAAAGATCAGCGCTTTACATTAAAGCAACTGATTACCTAGAAGATTCACCGGCGATGAGTGAATTTCACAGACAACTTGATTTGCTAGACAAACAGGAGTTTGAGCTTCATGACGAGTTCAAAAAGTTTCTCAGAAAAACTGACGACGATCTCACAATCGCAATCGGAGAAATTGTGCGAGAAAAGTTTGGACCCGATTGGGATTTCAATTCAGCTATCTGAACTTGCGCCCGTAATGAATTTACGACAGGCGCAAAAAACAATGGAGCTTCAGGCTTTGATTTCACAGCTTGCAATCAGCAAATTGCGCGCAGCAGACAAAAATGATAGAAACAAATACGACATACTAGAAAAACAGCAAATTCAAGCTGCACTTGCTGCACTGCAAATTATTGAGGAGGTTGAAAATGCTATCTGACAACGACAACGTTTTTGAAAGCAAAGCGGAGTCGGCAAAATTTACAATGATACTTAATGAAGCGATTAGAGATTCAAGATTAAGTTGGCGTGCAAAAGGAATTCTTGCGGGATGCCTAAGTCATAACAGTGGCTTCAAGTTTAATAAGGCTTGGATCATGAGTCATGGCACAGAAGGAAGAGATGCAGTCACAGCAGCTCTTGCAGAGTTGCGTGAATTTGGATATTTGGAAGATAAAGTTGTGCGATGTGAAAAAACAGGGAAGGTCATCAGCCGAGAGCTGGCCTTCCGGGATCGACCCACCGTGCGACTGGAAACCCGTCTTACGGAAAACCAGGCGACTGGAAACCCGTCCTACGGGAAACCAGTCGTATTAAGAAGACCAATAAATCCAGAAGACCAATTAGAAGAAAACCCCCCTGTATCCCCCCGACAGATCCCTGCTCCGCCCACACCCGCCACACACACGCCTTCACCCGCTTCGGGTACGAAGAGAGTCAAGGCGACTCAGAGCAGCGTTCCTGACGATCTCAGACCCCTCTCAGAGCTGATCTGCAGCTTCTTCAACGAGCACAAGGCAGGGGCAAAGACGCAACGAGCTTTCGCAGGCTTAATTTTGCAGCTAAGAAAAATCTTGCAAGATAAAAGCGGTGGTATGCAGCATGTAAAAAAACAATTGCAAACTGCTATCGAGAAATCACAAATGGGCGAGAAAAAATGGAGTTCGATTACTTACGAAAACTGGGAGCGCTTTGGAAAACAAAAAACTCCTGCATGGCAAATCAACAACAGACCCAGCACGCAAACTGTCACAACAATTTTTGAAGAAGACGCAGCAAGCGACTTGCAATTCTGAAATACGTGCTACAATCTGCAAACTCTCGCACTCAGAACAACGTGACAACACTCGGCATCGAAGACTTTGAAACTCAGCAGGACTCAGTTGAAATAGAAAAACATTTTCTTGCCGCCGCCTACAACCATCTTTGTTTTGGGTTCGGCGAACAGGATTGGATTGATAAATTCATGGATCTTCCTAAAGGGCGCGAGATATTTTCTGACGCACTTAACAAAAGCATGTTCGATTGCTTGCAAGAAGAACTACTAACTTTCCAGGACGCGCCGACGAATGAAATTACTGTTTCGACTCGCCTTAGAAAAATAGTCGAATGCGATGCAGCAACAATTGACAATTACATTGATGAGATTGTTTCACGCCCTGTAGAAAAAGATCTTGATGTCTGGAAAAATAAAATTATCCCTATTTGGCATTTTCATCACGCCCGCTCTCTCGTTAAAGACTACTTAAAGAATTCGCTAGATATTGTAGAAAGAAGCTGCAACATACAAGAATCTCAGGTCGCGCTTTCTTATGTGCTAAATGCCGCGCAGCTTATTGAGGGCGTAGAAACACAAAAAGATGAGGTTCATCCCTTCATCGCTGCCAAGGAAATGCTGCTTGGTCCGAAGCAGGAAAATCGTGTCCTACGCACCCGTTTCGGCTTCCTGAACAGTGCTCTTGGCGGCGGCCTGAACCATCCCACACTTGGGACAGATGGCCGCCTGATCGTGGTTGCAGGACGCCCCGGCAGCGGCAAATCAACCTGGGCCATGAACCTGGCTCTCGATGTCGCCGCCAAAGGTTCCAAGGTGCTTTTCTACACGCTTGAAATGTCTGACAAAGAAGTCTGTCAGCGCATGTTGTCATGTCTTGATTATTTAATGTGCTTAGAAAAAGGTGGCACACCTCTTAGCTATGGGCACATCATCAGGCAAATTAAAGATGAGGAGCAAGAGGAGCGGATTCGATCAATTCCAATCGAACGCATTGCAGAGAACTTTATCTTTACAAATACATACAACGTCTCGCCAACTCAAGTCGCAACAAAAATCAAAACAGAAAAGCGCAGAAACAAAGACCTCTCCTTGGTAATCATTGATTATTTGACGCTGATGGATCTTGATTCAGATTCGACAAAAGCTGAGACACGAGCGCTTGCAATTGGCGCTGCAACACGAAAGCTAAAAACTGTTGCACTGCAAACAGGTGTTGACATTCTCGCCGTTTGTCAATTGAACAGAGGTGTTGAATCGAGAAATGACAAAAAACCAATGCTTTCTGATCTTCGTGAATCTGGGCGCATCGAAGAAGACGCAGACATGGTGATCATGAACTATTGGCCCTGGTATTACGACAAGAACGAGGACACAATGCGTTATGAGTACGCCGTTGTTAAAAACAGAAAGGGCGCAACAGGAACATGCGAGATCTCCTTCGCTAAAGAATTTTATGCAATGACGGAGCGTGCAGAGTGAATCATTCCTCTCGCAACACGCCCTGCCCAATCTGTCATAGAAACACGGATGACAAATGCAGGTGGAACGATGAATTTATACTTTGCTACGATGGAGATTCTTTTGCGCCCCCTCAGCATTTACGTGTCGGCGACAAAATAAAAGTCAATGCAGAAACATTTGCATTGTGCTCAACACTGTCTGGATTTGCGGGAAGCTCTCACTGCTTTGCGCTTGTCGATGATTTTAATTATCGCTTCTTGAAATATGAAGACAAGCGTGCGTACAGAGCTCAGTGCGTGCGCATCATGAAAGAATTCCTGCAAAGAAAAAAGTCGATTGATCTTTCCATTAAATTTATCGAGTTGAATGATAATTTGCAAGCGTATAGAGTCGATGAACTGTTAGATCTTAAGCTGATTGCTCAGAAATGCAAGTCCCAAGCAGAACATCTTTTAGCTTACGCCTCGGCAAACAAAAGATATGTCGTTGACTATCTCTCGCACGTGAATGCGATTTTTGAGGCAGAAAAAACAGCAGTCGATGCGCTTGCTGAGATTTCTAGCTTTGAAGAGGTCTGTCTAGGATGCGCCCAAGTATTGACAAAATAGCAATAGTGCGCAAGACTTTGCGGAATGCGCACTCACTCTCTCAACGCAGAACAGACAATGCTTGATCAAATTCCTGCTCAGAAAAAGAAAAACTACATCTCCTGCAAGAAGATCGCATCTTTTCGCAAGGGCATGAAAGCGACAGAAAAAGGAAAAATGTCGTCTTCAAGTTATACGTTTTTTGCATTTGAACATGAAAATTCAATTACTTTTTCGTCGCGCTACAGATCGAAAGACTTGGAGGGTGGGTCAGTTTTTAATGATCACTTCAAATATCAACTCAAGATCAGAACGTTAAAATCTGGTGAAAAAAGATTTATTTTTTACAACTTGGCTGGGCGCCAAGTCGGAGTTCGCACTTCGTCTCCAAATCACATGCGTAGCAAGTTGGCAATGCTTTGCAGGGCGCAAGAGGGTAATCGCAAAAAACCCATGCACAAAGACCCTGATCGTGGGCTCTACTTGGCTCAGGAGCGTCGCCTACTTGCTTTTCTGCGCAGCTTTCTGAAGCGTCATGGAATCTCGACTCGCTATCTGAGCAACGATCCGTTCTCGTTGATGACGCAGCTCTGCTACCCAGGCACTCGTGAATTTACAGATGAAACACTGCGTAAAATTTCTGTTGGTGAATTTCTGCTTGACGATCCCGTAAAAACAATTTTGCGCACAAACGGAAAGAAGAGCAGGCGCGTTCTATTCAGTGCGATCAAGAAAAATCCACTGATGGCGCAAGGATTGCTGCGAATTGCAAAGTACATAAGAATTAATCGCTCACTAGATCATGCGCAAGAATTTCTTGAAAAAATGTCGCAAGCGCATTTAGATCGTTTTGGGCAAGAACGTATATTTTCGGATGGTCTTTATTACGAGTACGGGGCAAAGTATTTGAAAGCGAAGCAAATGAAAGTTTTTGATCGCTTATCTATTGATGCAATCATTTCAGCGCTTTATAGCAATATGATTCTCAATGATACATTTTCAATGATGCACAGACTTAATGCGAATGAAGGATTTGATTTTTCACAAATTCAATACAACTCAATCAGAGAGTTACATGATGCACTAATTGAGCTAACCCCAAAGCGAAGAAAGAATTCATTTACTCATTTTTACTTCAAAGAAAACAATTCATCAATGCTATTTTGCAAAAAGTTGCAAGATAATTTTATTGATGATCGTTATTCAATTTGCTACGCAAGTGGAACAGAAGAACTTTACAGGCAGGCGCAAATAATGCACAACTGTGCATTCTATTATCACAGCAGAATCAAGCAAGAAAATTATGCAATTTTTTGCGTCAAAGAAAACGAAAGAATAGTGTACATGTTTGGAGTGCATCTCTACTACAGAAAAGACGTGAACTGCCTGTGCGCAAAACTTGACCAAGCTGTAGCGGTGTGTAACGAGGAGATTAAAACAAAGATTCAAAACAAATTAAATGATATGATCGCAAAAGCTCTAGCGCCTTCAATTATTTATAGCTATGACAAACGCAAAGATCTCACCGGCGCCGAACTGGGTATCAATCTTCACGCTGCATGACGAATTAAATGCGCCAGGTTATGTCGAAGCTTTTTTGGAAGCACATGACACTTCACATCACTACGGCTGGGCGGTGATGACAACACGAGGGATTGCTGTGATCAAAGTCACAGACTGGGAAGAAGCTAAAAAAACACAGCCATTTCAATGGTTGAACACGCACCCAAAACAGCCTGCGTCAGTTGAAAGCACGCTTGAGCTTGCAAAAGAGACAGCGAAAAAGCACTATAAAAAATTATCAGAACAGAAACCTGTGTAGAACTAAAAGTCATCCCAGTTACTTTCTTTTCTTTTCTCGAATTCATCAAGCGTTACTTTTTCAAAATCAATAGGCGCAACGGGAATTTTTCTTGTGAGATGTTTGTGAGATGAATTCTCTTCTGTACTAATTCCGTTGATCTCACAATACTTTTCATGCCACTCCTGAATCATTCTTCTATCAACAAAGCCCTGCATCAAATTCGCAATCGCCTGTACGCTTTCGCCCTTCTCAAAAAGCAAATTTACGGTCACTCGCAGGATGCGATTGAGGGAGGTGGAGGCGCGTGTCGGCATTTTGCAGCTAAGGGCTTGACAGCTCGTACAATCTGATGCTACCTTGCATCTGTTCAGCACACAACACAGCACTCATGAGCGATGAACCAGTGACCCCCACCGAGGTCGTTGCCCCCGACTCAACTCGCGGCATCTACCAGGAAGCCCTTACTGAGCTACAAGCTTCTGAGCGCGATGAAGCAAAAGAGGTGATCAAACGTCGCCTGCTTGAAATTCGTCGCATGGAGATCTGTCTTGAAAAAGCCAAGATGGATCTTGCCAAAATGCTTGATAAAAATGTTTCAGAAATTGCAATGCTGCCATGAAGCTTGGCTTAGGTAATCGATTCATTCGATCGTACGGCGATTCGCTTCTTGTCTCTCTTGGGTTTCAGGAAAACGACAATGCTTACCTTTTTTCTAGTTACTTTATTGAAGAGATTCAATTCGAATACAACAATTTTCGTGGACAGGGCGCAAGTATTTTTATTCGATGCGGTGGGCGAGTTACTATAAGCCCAATTTCTGATCTCAACCCAGATCTTCGTACTGTGCGAGATCTTTCCGTAGACGAATTAATGAAAGTCGTCTACGATAAACTTCAACAACGCTCTGAGTCTTAATTCAATGTCTGTTCATCAAAAACTCATGCAGGCGCGTATCGCGCTTCAGGGTAAAAAGCTTTCAAAAAGCGGTAAGAACAAATTCGCTGGGTACAATTACTTTGAACTTGGGGATTTTCTTCCCACTGTTCAAGAAATCTTCCTGTCGCTTGGAATTTCAGGTGTTGTCAGCTACGGCAAAGAAGAAGCCACGCTGACCATCACCGATTGCAGCAACCCAGATGACTGCATCGAGATCTCCAGCCCCATGTCCAGCGCTGCTCTCAAGGGGGCGCACGAGATTCAGAACCTGGGCGCTGTGCAGACCTACCTGCGTCGCTACCTCTGGGTGACGGCCATGGAAATCGTTGAGCACGACGCCCTGGATGCCGTTCTGGGCAGCGATGCGGGCACTGCAGCACCCAAGGCAGCCCCTGCTCCCGCAGCAGCTCGAAAGCCCATTGATGAGACCCCAGGCGGCCTCCCAGCCAGCGTTGCTTTTGCGCCCACATCAGTCAACGAAAAGCTTGAAACCAAGCTGATGGATCTGGGCATCACGCAGTACGGGATCAAAACCGTGCTCACGATTACTGAATCGTTGAGCCTCGCCGAAATTCCTGAAAACAAAGCAACTGCGCTACTGAAAGCAGTTGGCAGAGATCACGTCAAGATGTTCAATCAGGGCAAGAACAGCAAGGGCGCACAAATCATTCCCGAACCCGTCAGCGACAAGATCAACAGCAAGTCGATTGACGATCTTGCAAAAGCCGCTGAAGACGCATTCGGAGACGACTGATCAAATGACAGCTCATCGCATTACTTTCACTGTTCCGCAGGCAGTGTTTGACAAAATTGTTCAGTTGTCTCAGGCGACTGACATGAGTATTTCTGGAATTGCCAACAGAGCAGTTCGTGAATGGGTAGAGCAGAATTACAAAGAAATTCTTGCGTTCTACGCAAAAGACAAGCCAGCGACACAAGAGCGCTGGAAATAACAATCAATCAAAGCAACAGTCAATCTAATCAATTATCATGAAACAAGACGCACTCGTTGTATTTATTCTTGCCACCCCAGTCGTTGCAGTGCTTGCCCTTCTTCTTTGGGGCATTCCGCAATTAGGTGTTTACAACCGCACCCTTGCTGGCAAAGCCTCATTGATGGAGGCGGAAAGCACTCGTCAAGTAAGAGTGCTTGAGGCGAAGGCGAAAAAAGATGCGGCCTCGCTTGAGGCAGATGCTGAAATTGAACGCGCTAAAGGTGTTGCGGAAGCGAATCGCATCATTGGTGATTCACTGAAAGATAATCCGCGATATTTGCAATATCTTTATATCGTAGGCTTGCAAGAAGGTAGCGAAAAAGGTAATCGCACAATCTACGTCCCCACCGAAGGCGGTCTTCCTGTTCCAACGCTCGGTATCGAGAAATGAACGCACGCTACTTGGTGTATCAAATCGGCTGCATCGAGTGCGACGTATCTTCTTACCCAATCAAAACTTGCGAAACGCTTGAAGATGCTCAAGCCGTAGCAAAAGTGCATCCAAGTACTTGGGAAACCGAGGGCGGAGAAGGCTATGTCACCATCGTCGATCTCGAGAAATGCAAAACAGTTAGCAATCACAGAGAAAATGACTGAAGAACTTCAAGCTCAAGAGCTTCCGATCACTAATCAATCCCTGCTCGTCTATGAACCTCCAAAAGTCATCTGCCCAAAGCACGGCACTCATCCACACACGATTAGCAGCAACATCCCTGGTCATGAGGGTACTTGGTGCATGTTGTGCGCTTTAGAGCAACTTGGCCCTTCACTTCCTACAACTGATGAAGACTGAACACCCGATTACTCCCCCGCCTGAGCTGGTGGAGCAGTGGCTGGAGAACACCCGCTCGCAAGACTGCATCGGAGCTTATCCGGCGAACTACGAGCAGCTCATCTGCACCCAAGCCGCCCGCTGGGGCGCTGATCAGGAGCTGGAGGCGTGTTGTGAGTGGCTCCACAGCAGCCTGCCTGGTTACGACAAACACTACGCGGATTATCTCCGCGCCGCCCGCCGCCCCAAGCCGCCGAGCTTGAAGGAGCAGGCGCTACAAGCGTTGGACCTGTTGAAAGTGGATGCCTCTACTCACGGTCTTGGTTTTGACTCATCTGCCATCCGCCGCGCTCTTGATTCCCTGCCCGATTAGTCAACATCACTACTGTTTTTGTGCAGCATGAGCTTGGTGAGTACATTCTTTGTCAGCCGTGCTTGTTTTTAAGCAACACCAGCAAGCCGATCAACTTCTATGTCTGAACTTTCACCCGTCACACGAGCAGTGCTGGATGCCTTTCGCTCCAGCCATACCGGACAAGGTTGTCTTGCCGCCGCCCTTCGCGCTGCTGCGGATCAGGTGGTGCCTTGGCAACCAGAACCAACAGAAGACTCTGTAGGGCCAACAATTGACTACGGCTACGCCTGGGCTTTGTTCAGTAAAGCAAATGACATAAGGCAAGAATTTCTCGCCATCGCTGATGAACTTGAAGCCCACTAACGCCATGAAAGAATCCCAGCGCACATGCCGCTTTGTCGAACTCAAGAACTACAACATTGATAGAAAGGGTGATGATTTCCTCGAAGTCACAGAATGGACAAATGCTGAAGGTTTTGACATTCATCTAAGCCGAGGCCACCAGTCCCTTTCCATGACCTGGAAAGAATTCACAGCTCTGCAACAGGCTCTCGGCAACTGGATTGAGCAACCCGACTCCATTTGCCCACACATCGTTTCCAGTGATGAGGGCACCAGCTACTGCAAGCTGGCTGAGAAAACGGCAGACCTGCTAGCCAGGTTGCGCTCTTAAATCCAGTAGTCAGACCCACTTCGTTGTTTCATGAACAAGCATTATTCTCGGCCTCCTTATTGGGCAGCCATATGGTTTGTTTGGCTTTCAGGTGGTGTTGCGATCCTGATTCACATCATCCGCTGCAGCTCAGCCCCTTAATCACCCCCTCAAATCCAAGTCAACTTCTAATTTCCCTCAAATTAGAACTTCAACCAACTCACCTACCTCGTGCCACTCAACAAAGCCTCTCTGCCCTGCCCAAAATGCAACGCATTGATCACAAAGGTTACAAGTTCGCTCAGAACTGCAAGTGGAGATTTTTACAGATACAGGCAATGTGAATTCTGCGGACACAGATACAAAACAATGCAACTTGCAGAAATTCTTGCAGAGCCTGGCGAAGTAAGAACAATTCATGAGGGTCACGCAGCCATCATCAACTGGAAAAAAGTATTTGATCGAGTGCTTCCATCTCTTTTGCAGAAACATGACCAAGCTTGAGCACGAACTCTGTCTCGCCATCTCTCCGATCATCAATGATCGCGCGCCAGAAGAATGGGAGGCGGAATCAAAACGTGCATTGCTTGCAATTATCGTTTACTTGAGAGATAATGGGCATTGGCAGGCGGCTGACTTCCTGCTCTCAGGCTCTTCTCTTTAATCAGAAAACATGGCGCATCCAAAATCAGGCTTTTACGTCAAAGACGATCACGAATACGTCTCTGTTAGCTCAGTCTTGGGCAGAACGTCAGAACTATTCGATCCCAACAAGATAAAAGGGCTTGAGATCTGGCGACAGATGGAGCCCAACTGGGAAGACATCATGCAGCGAGCACAGCGTAGAGGAACGATCATTCACGCTGAAGTAGAAATGTCATTTATGGGCGACGCAGAAAAACACAAAATGGATCATGCGACAATGGATGAAATCATGGATTACAACATCCATGAGTACATCACTCATCTTTCGCCCGTTCTTGATTTAATTAGAAAAGAGAACTTCAAAAATGATGTAAGCGCTCCATCTTTCTTGATGGAAGAAGCTCTCTTCTGTCATCTTGGCTATGCAGGCACTGCTGACTTGCGTTTGCACTGGGATGGGCAGTACAGCATCTGGGACTGGAAGACAGTGCGCTCCTACAAAGAAGAAGGCGTCAAGAAAAAAGCAAAGTCAATATCTCATTACAAAAGCGCTGAAGTGCAGATCGCCGCATACGCGCTTGCTCACAATCTCGCTGTAAAACGGGGCGAACTTGACAACGAGATAACTCAGGGTGTAATCTGCGTTTGCTACGACTGGCGTGAACCTCACGTTCACGTTCTGAACAAGCAAGAGCTGAAGGCTCGTGCGCAAGAATTTATCGAGCGCTACAAAGCTTACTGCTCACTCGAAAACACCCAATTCCCAAGGCTCATTGAGCCTGAACTCTGATGCTCACTCTTGTCGCTAGCGGTTATGTGACCGGCGAAGTTCAAGTAAAGGATGGCGATTACGGCAAAACTGCTACTGTCGGTATTCGCTCTAAAACTACAAACGGAAAACAAACTCACTTCGTCAACGCCACTTTCTACGGCAAGAAGATTGAGACCGCGGTCAAATTCATGGAAGACGGTCGCCAGGTGACTCTTGTAGGAACCGTGAAAAACGTGTCTCCCAAAAAGAAAAAAGATGGCACTGAATACGTTGCTATCTACATGGATGCAACTGACTTCACGATCCCTGAGCGCCAGGGTCAAGAGATGCCTTCTCGCTCGACTGCCCCGGCTGCAGACGAAATGCCCTTCTGATCTCTTGGCGAAGCACGGCCCTATCCCACTGAAACAGGGCTGATTCACCTCCCCGGCGCCAACGTTTCTACTGCTCGGGCCAAGCGGTAGGCCTGTAAAGCACCAGCGCACGCAACGTCAAGGGGTCTCATCAGGGAACAAGGTGGCACCGCCCCCGCATGTGGGTTCTGGGCCTTGTCAAGGTGAATAGCTTGTAAGCCCAAGACTTGAAAGCCTCCGAAAGGGGGTTTTCTTGTATCATTCGATAGCGATAGCAAGTTGCAATGAACAGGCTCATTGGGTTTTACAGTCCCGCCACTCAATCTGGAAAATCACTTGCAGCGAACGTGCTAGCGCAGCAGGGTTATCGCACAATGAGCTTCGCGGAACCAATCAAGCGTATGGGAACAGAATTTTTTATTTCGCTTGGCTACACAAGAGAACAGGCGATGTCGTTAGTTTGGGGGCAAAAAGAAAAGCTTGTTCAAGAAATCAATGCAACTCCGCGTCATGTGCTGCAAACGCTCGGAACAGAGTGGGGGCGTCAGTGCATCTCAGAGAGTATTTGGATTGATTGCATGATGTATCGCGTGTCTTCATGTTTTCGCAACGAAGACTGCAGAATTGTTATTGATGATGTTCGCTTTCAAAACGAGGCGGAAATGATCAAAAAGATGGGGGGCGAAATGTGGAAAATCATTCGTCCTTCCGTAATTAACTCAGAATCGCATCAATCTGAAGGTGGGCTCGATGACTGGGATGGGTTCGATCAGATTGTTGAAAACAGTGGAACGATTCACGACTTTCGTGCAACACTCAATGCGTTGATCGCTCAACACTAAAATGTTAAAAGATCGTGGTGATATTTTTTACGGGGCGCGTCTTGTTGCTGATGCGCGTCTTCACTTGGGCGCAGTGATTAACGGGGGCGATGGAGAATTATTTTTTACTACAATGTGGAAGATTATTGACAACAAGTTTTATCTGGGGTATAGAACGTTTGACAACAGAGACATAACGATGGGCGGGATAAAGGATTTTATATTTAACTTTCATCATGGACTAGGAATAAAAAAGGCAACTCTTGCAACGTTTCTTGCTAATTGCGCAAAAGCTGCAATCAAAGATAAAACACAGTCACAGTGCGCGTCGAGATTTGCAAAATGGTTGGGCGAGCAACACGAGGGCTTTGATTTCCCTCAAGAGTTTTTTGAGTATATGCGCATCAAGTATTACATTCAAAAACGATACACGAAAAAGAATCCCGACAGGTATAGAAGACTGCAAATTCTTGAAAGAATCTACAATCAATATCCGCAGTTACTGCAAGAAGTAGGCGCTGGTAAAAAGTACAAAGATATTTTTGACTGCGCAGAAGACTTAACGATTTGGGAGCGAAAGCGCACGGTTCGCCCTCTGTCTCTTTACAACAACCCAACGGCAAAGCAGACAGAAGAGCTTGCGGAAAAGCTAAGCGTGAAGCTAAGCAGGTTGAATCGACGTATTTTGATCGCTAAGCTCATAGAAATCTACAAGCGCGACAAAGGGATTGATGACGGCAAACTTATTGACAACGCTTGAGCAGTATTCGATTCAGTCCTATTCGTTTTTTGTCGCCGGAAAACCCGAGACACAGGGCTCGAAGAACGCTTTTGGGCGCGTCTACACCGATCGAGAGGGGCGTCAGCGCGTAGCAGTGGCCATGACTGAGCAGTCCAAAGGGCTTTACGCCTGGAGGGCTTCCGTGGGGCGCGTAGCAACACTGATGCGCCCTGCAAATTGGGAAACGAAAGGGCTATTTGTATTGTCACTATTATTTTACATGCCTCGCCCAAAAGCTCATTTCAACAGCAAAGGCGAACTCAAGCCCGGCGCCCCTTTGTTTCATTCAAATAAAGGCGATGCGGATAAGCTGTTGCGGGCGTGTGGTGACGCATTGACAAAAATCTGTTACGATGATGACGCTTTGATCGTTGCAGCTTCTTCCATGAAGCTGTTTTGCGATCCGTCTGACGGCCCTGGGGTTCATGTCAAGGTGTCACGCCTTGATCAAGAAGCCGCTACGGCAATGATGCTTGCACTCAAGCCGTAACACGACTCTTGCAAGAAAGCGCTCAACGTGCTAACTTGCACAAGTCAACCACCCACGCCGCCATGGCACGCAAAAAACAGGACTCAGATACTGCTGTCCTTGATCCCATCGAAACTGATTCTGAAATGTCTGTTGAAGCCGTCGCTCCCGAAACCACTGCTGAAGCTGCCAAATCCGCCAAGGTGAAAGTTGGTGGCGAGCGCAAGGTAGGTCAGGAGCTGCTTGACTACGTGCAAGCCAATCAAGGCGTTGCTGGTGATGAGCTTGCTTTTGGTGCTGGTTATTACACCAAAATCACTGACGCAGAAACTGGCGAAACCCAAACTCGCATTCACAAAAACGAGTTCTTCAAGGCCGTCACCGAAGCCTCCACTGGCATCGTGATTCCCTCTGCTCGTCGCGCCTACAGCTCCCGCAAGGGTCGCGCTCCCATCGTGACCGTGGGCAAGACCGGCAACTGCGTGGTGGGTGCTCGTCACAGCGCCATCGCTGGTTTTGCACCCGGCAGCAAGGTTCAGGTGAGCGCAGAGGAAGGCAAGATCATCCTGACTCCCTGCACTGACGCTGACGCTACTGCTGAAGTCGAAGAAGACGATCTCGATCTCTGATCAACGCATCACTGTTCACGCCCTGCTTCGGCAGGGCTTTTTCTTTCTCTATCAACATGGGACAACTACAAGAACAGGCTCGTCAGTGG